ATGCGCTTGGCGCGGTCATAGAAGTCCTTGCCTTGGATGTATGCAACTCCGGGCTCGCCGCTGACGATCGCATACGGGATGGCCTCGTCGATCATCAGGACTTCATCGGCCGGCGGTGTTCCCGGGGGAACACTGGCGACCGCAGATTCTGGATCACCTCCTTCGTCATCCGGCGGCGGCGGCACGATGCCGCTCTCACTGGCAATCTTCTGCATCAGCGCATCTTCGTGCCGCTCGGTAGCCTTCTGCGCTGGAGTCTTCTTCAAGCCCAGCGTTCTCCTGTCGTTGCTCATGCTCAGTACGCTCCCACTGGACGGATCGGACCGCCTTCCCACTCGCCATGGTCGGGCATGTTCGCCGGGCTGCGCCCGCCGATCTGGTTGACACCGATGCTGAGGCTGCGCGGCCGCAAAACCTGCGTACGCTCGGTGTTCTCGAATTTGGTATCGATGCGGGCACAACCCGCGGTGCCTTCCTGCAGGTCGGCTTTCGTACGGAAGCGCTGTTCAGTGCAGCCTCCCGTGAATTCCTCCATGTCGTAGTCTTCACCAGGGAAACTTGCCATGCGCTTCTCCTCTTCGTCAGATAGAGCCCGCGGCATTGCGCCGCGGGCCCGTTGCTTCGTCGCCGTTCCCTTGTTTACAGGACGGAGAAGCTCTTGCCCTTCTCGGAGACGGTATACGCGTCATCCTGCGTGGGCTTGCGGCGCTCGGTGGCGTTGCCGGTGAGCGAGTCGACCTTGTAGTCGTACGACGGTTCGCTATCGTCTACGTTCATGCTCGCTCGCTTCGACAGGCCAAATTCGACGCCCGCGGACTCGGTGCGCATCGAGCCCTGTCCGTACGACAGGGTTTTCTTTGCGCCCGGCTCGTCGTCTCCGCCGGGCTTGCCGGCGGAAAACGAACCATTACGACCAGAATCAGATGCCATTGCTCAGGTGCCTCCTTAGGTGATCGGCCGGCTGTCCCACACGATGATGCGCTGCTGCGCCAGCTCATCGTGCACGAGGCCGAAGCCGAGTTCCGCGTACCACGCAATGCCGCGGCTGCGGCCGTAGTCCGTCGGGATCTTGCCGCGGATTTCCTCCGGAATGGCTACGGCCTCGACAACCGTGTCACTGCCGAAGAAGAAGCCGCGATCCGAAACCGCGAAGCGCGCGGCCGCGATGTTCGTCTGCTCGACGAACCGGATGCCCTCGAACCGGCCCTTCTCGCCGTTGACCACGACGTGCCAGCCTTCCGGCGTGTACTTGTGGACGTCTTCCAGGTCGTCCTTGAACGTGCGCAGGGCGCGCGGACGGAAGATCGACATGTAGTTGTTGCCGTCGAAGGTCGGAACGTTGCGCTCCGCCAGCTCGTCGGCAATCTTCTTCACGTGATCGCTCGTCAGCTCGTTGGTGTGCGCGCCCGCCGGGATGCCGTTGGTCGTCAGCGTGTAGGCCACCGCGCTGGTCGACGTCGCACGCAGAAGCGAGCGATTGAACTGCGCATACGGCACTCGATCGAGCGCCTTGCGCGCGTCGTTCTTGAGTACCTTGTGGATGATCTCGGTCACCGGCTGCTCCGACAGATCGTCGAGCTTCTTGGTGAACGGCACGCTGTTGCCGTATTCCGTGATCGTGAGAGTGGACTGACTGATGTTGAACTGGGTCTCCGGCATCGTGCTCGACTCCGCCAGCTCGCCGCCTGCGGTGTCCACGTCCGAATACTTGTTCCAGTTGAACTTGTCGCCAATGCCGAGACCGAAGGCTTCCTTCGCGTCGCAGAACTGACGAAACCGAATCATGGGCTGCAGCGCGGTGCGCAGCTTGCGACTCAGATTGGGCGACCACATGTACCCGCCGAGGGTGTTGGTCTGCCAGACTTGACCGGTCATTTGATGTGTTTCCTCCGTTGTTCGCTACGCGGCCTATCCCTGCCCGCGCTGTCTGCGCATCTCGGCAACGATGCTGGCCGGGGTTTCCACCACGGCTTCCTGCTTCGCTGCCTGCTGGCGCTGTGAGCGCTGAGCGGGCAATGGCCGCAAACCTGCTTTGCGGTCCCTGCGTTCGTCGGCAAGGTTCGGTTTGAGCGGCGCCGGATCCGCTGCGGGTTTCATTCCCAGCGACTCCATCCACTCGCGCGTCTGCCTGCCAGCTTCCAGCATGACCTGCTCGGGGCTCCATTCGGGGTGCTCCGTGGCGATCGCATCCGTCATGCCGTCGGCTACTCGTTCGAGCTTCGGGTCCTTCGCAATCTCGGGGTACTCGCTCTGGAACTTGGTCAGTCCCACCACGAGGCTCTGAGCATGCGACGTTTCCTTCAGCGTCTGCTTCGTAGCCTGGACCGCGACGGCTCTGATGGTGTCTTCGTTGATCGAGGGCGATGCCGCCTGTCGAACCTTCACGATGACGCCCTTCAGCTTCGCTGCGGCCACTTTGGGATCGTCGGTCAGCAAACTGTCGACAACACCCTGAACCTCGCTGTCGAGATCCTTGTCGTCAGCGGCCGCCGGAGGAGCGGATGGCTGACGTTGCAGCTTGGCGTTGATCTCCGCCTCTTTGGCGGCGAGCGCGGTGGCGCGCGCGTCAAGCTGCTTGCGAAGCTCCGCGGCACTCTGCAGCCGGACCTCGGCTGCAGTGCCCTTCTGGAGCTGCGCGATTGCGGTATCGAGCGGCGTGAGCTGCTCTTTACCATCCACCTTCAACCTCAAATGCGCCTTGCCGGCGTGGAACACCACCTCCGGGGGCAGGGTCGACGCGGCGTCGTCCTCGGCGCCGTCGTCGCCCTCGGCCTCTGTCGGTGCCGCAGAAGCGTCCTGCTTCTTTGGTCCTGCGGCCGATGCCTTGGAGCCCGGATTAGCGCCGACCTCCGCAGCATTCTTCACATTCGCCCGGCGCTCCGCTTCGGCCTGTGCCGCTGCTGGATCACCCGTGGAGAATGCATAATCGATGTCCTGCTGGACGCCCGCGTTGCGCTTCGCGTCGATCTGCTCGAAGAGCTTCTCGCGCGCGCTCAGGCGATCTTCAGCACTACCGCTGCGATCCTCCGCGCCGCCCTCTGCGGTATCAAGGTCTGCGTCTTCGTTCTGTGATGTGGCGCCATTTTTGGTAGCCATGTTTACTTCTCCTCATTCCGATAATCAGACAACTCCTGGAAGGCGACTTCTCCATCCTGTATCGCCTCGACGATCCACCGCAGAAACGACCGGGCCACCCCGGCTTTATCCTGTAACTTCAATAGCTTACGCCGGCCCCACCACGTGCGCGGATTGCAGTCCAGCGCATCAACCTGAGCCTGCTCGATCTCCCGCTGGGCCCGACCCTGCAGATACCTGCCGACTTCCGACTCCAAAAACTCTCGCGCTTTTGTACCAATGCTGGCACGCGCGAATAGTTCTCGTTCTTTTTCGTCAACAAAATCAACCATCTGCCACCCCTTCGTCTCTGTAGTTTTTACGCACCCAATGGAAAGAGCGGAACACCTCTACGTCGTGCGGCTTGAGCGCGCCGGGGAAGAACACGATCCGGCAATTCGTCGGCAGCGCCTTCTTGGCTACCTGCCGCGCGTCGCGGCGCGCCTCGCGCTCGGCGTCCTCGCGGCGGCGCTCCCTGCGCCGCTGCTCGCGCTCCTGGCGCCGATTTTCGCGCTCCTTGTCGCCGGTGTACCCCAGTTGCCTGAACGCCCACACGCCATCGCGCTCGTCGTTCCAGGTCGGCTGCCCGATCCCGAGGATGTGCGCCACCACGGCCTGATCGGTGCCCACGAGGCCCTTGTCCAAGGCTGCCTTCGGCGTGCGTGCCGGGTCGAACTTGTCGTACACCTGTCGGCGCGCGCCCGCGGTCATGAGCGTCATCGAGCCGTTGTACGGAGCCCAGAAGAACCCTGAGTCCCAGAACACAGCGTCTTCTTTTCGATCCCACAGCGGCGTGAGATCGCCCGTGATCACGCAGTCTAGATCGACGTGCACGAAACGCGGCGAGATGACGTCGGCCATCTCTGGCTTGAACATCTGCAGTCGACGGTAGCACGTGCTGTGACCGGGCCCGAGCTGCGGGTGATCGAGGTGCGAGAACTCGTTCGGCAGCTTCAGAGTGCGAACCGCTCCGTCGATGCCTTTGGGATCATCAGTGACGCACACCAGTTCATAAGGTTTGCGGTAGTGGCGATCCACCATCGACAGAAGGGTATTGACCTGATCAGCACCGAATTGGACTTTGGATCCCTTCGGCGCACCCCACAGCCACGTAACGACCCGGAGTTTTTCTTTCGGGACAGTTCGACCAGAAGCCGTCGGTGCATCCGTGGGTAGCTCCAGGGCACGAAGCGTTCTGCGGATCCAGCCCACCGCCAGAAGATCTTCCGCCTTGTCGTCGCCGTGAAAAAACACAATCTTTGCATCAGGCGGTAGCGGCTTACCCTTGAGGTGGCAGCGGTACGAGTACACGCCATCGACTTTTCCGAACTTGAGATCCTTGGGCGTGAGGTTCTGCGAGATCCAGGCTTGGTCGCTACCAATGTGCCCAGTGGTGTTCTGGAACCCTTCTTCCGGATGCACTTTGCTGCCATCGAACTTCTCCCACAGGTGAGTGCGCGTACCGAGCTTGTGCGTGACGAGGCTGCCATTGCAGAGACTCACTTCGCCATCGACGTACCAAATCTTGAAGTCTGCCTTATCGCGCAGGATGTGATCGATGTTGCCGAGAATCAGCGCGTCGAGATCCATCCAGACGATGCGATCACTGAATAGTTCTTTCGCGCTCTCCGAGAACATCTTCAGCCGAGCAAAGCAGTTCGGGCGTTTGATCGTGCCGTAGTGAGGCGCCGGGTTATCCCACAGCGGAATGACGTGCACATCTTCGCGAATACCTGCCGTATCATCCGTGACGCACACGAATCGATACGGCACCGTGACGTTGCGCTTGATCATCTCGGCGAGCCGGTTAACGTGCTCCGCCGTGTAGACGTTGCGGAAGTCATTCTTCGGCTTCCACTTGAAGGTGACGATGTCGATCACAGGAGCCGCTCGAATGGAGTGCGGATGGGATTGATGCTGCGCATATCGCCTTTACCTCTCTTCTTGTTGAACGCCTCGCGGTACTTCTTCGACCACTCGTCGCGGTCCAGGTCCGTCGTATCGGCGTCGAGGATCTCAGTTGGTGGCACGTTACGGTTGCGCCGACCGAAGCCGAGCGTCACGACGTCTTCGAGATATTCGCCGGGCACCACGCCCTGAAGCTGCCGCGCGAATTCGCCGTCGCCGCCATACCCGCCGCCGCCGACCGGAATCAGATCGCAGTCGTAGCCGTTCAAGTACTGAAACACCCGCTTCGTCAGCAGGAACGTGTTGGGGTGAATCTTGTGCTCGGTGAAATCCGGCGCAAAAGTGCGATTGACGCGGTAATGCCTGCCTGCGTCGAGCTTCTTCGACAGCATCGTGTATGCGGCTTCCGCAGTGAGCACGATGTCGATGTCGCTGAGGAAAAGCCACGGGTTCGTGATCTCCTTGCGCGGCTCGGCGTTGAACGCGCCGAGGTTGCGCGCCTGATGCTGGTTCCATGGAATGCGCTCCTTGAACCGGAACAGTTTCTTCCGGTGCTTCAACTTCTTGAAGATTGACAGCGCCGGATGCTTCTGGCTGCAGTCGTCGACGAGAATGAACTCCATGTTGTACGTGAGATCGCCGCTGTACCGCTCCCACACGGACACCTGATGCTCCAGCATCTCTGGGTTCTCGTAGTACGGATAGATCAATGAACACGGCGCAATGCCTTCGCCTTCAGCCACTGGTGATCTCCTTCATGAAGTGCTTCCACCCGATCTCGGGGAAGTTGTTGAGCTTCGATCTGTTGTTGACGTTCTTCACTTGGATCTGCGCGGCAGCGAATTGCTGTGCCCACGGCGCCCATTCCTGGCTCCACTGCCGCAGCTTGCCGTCGCTGCTACCGCCGCCCTCGTTCCACGCGTACGGTGAGTACCAGTGCTTCTCTCCCTTCGGACCGTTCTGCATGTCGAACCCGAGGAGGTAGATGCGCGGCGCGCCCTGCTTGAACGCAAGGTTCACTGCGCACGCGCCACTGTTGTCGCCGAACAACTCGCCGGGCTTCAGCGACATGCCAAGCTCCATCGCGTTGTTGTTCCTAAACGGAATGCCGGTGCGCGGCTCCGGAATCTTCTTGCAGATCCCGGTGCGGAAGTGCACGGGCACGTTC